CATTACGCAATACTTTCAAAGCTATATCGCCTAAATTCTCTTTTACTCCAAAATTATCTAAATACTCATTCCATTTATTAAAGCCATCAATAACCTTTTCTGGAGTAGCATTTTTAACATAAGGAGTAATAAACCAATCATATCTATAAAAATTAGCTAAGTGTTTACATAGTCTTGAATAGATACCACTTATTTTAAAATAAAAATTAGATGCTTCACGCATAAATTCTATATCTCCAGTTACAATTGCCTTCTAAATCCTTTCTTTTGTCATATTAGGATTTAGTTTTTTATATGCTCCTAGATTTATAACTGCATCATCAAGCGCCTTAATTCCTATTTTTATTCGTGAATAATCTAATTCAGGAATTACATTCCCTTCTGTTGGGATACTTCTTGGGGTGCTCATGTTAAAGCCTTTTTTATGAATTTGCTCTATTCTTTCGTCCAAACTAAGCACCTCTTCTTTCTCTAAATATTATATTCAAAATTTTCAATCTTGTCAATAGCCAGCGGCCTTAAAGATATAATCGTAGTTTATTCTTCCTTCATCATAATAAGGAATTAAAACCAAGGGAATATTATGTTTTTTACAATACTCCCTTTTTAACATATCGTAGTATTGCTATTGGCGCAATCCAGCCACTCCGCCAAATTTAGACTTAGGTTCATAATGTTGAATACCCTAATATTCAATTAAAAAATCAACCTCTCCATCATCGTCTAATACTGCAAAATCAAATCTTAAAGGGGTTTTAGTATAACCAACAAGATCGGAAAATGAATACTCTTCTGTAAAAGAGACGCCAGCCTCGGTTAAAATATCACAAATTTTAATTTCGCCTCGACTTGCTTTCATATCTCTTCACTCCTTTACTATTGTTATATAAAAATTATAAGTTATAATTTATTTAAAATTGTCCTAATTTTTATCAAGAGAAGAACATCATCTCTGATATATTTCTCTTTTTACGTTTTCGACTACGGTCTTCTTCTTGCTTAATATAATATAATCCATATTCAAAAGCAGAAAACTTATCTTTTGGAATCCCGCGAGATGATTGCTTAAGAATAATATTTGTACCTTCGTTATCTTCTACAAGATTCAAAAGCTACTCACGCAAAATTGTAGTTTGTGTAAATGGCATTAAATAATCGGCGCGCTTGGACGCATCCATTTCTTGTCCCATCTTTGTTGCCATTAATTTTGTTTTAGCCTAAGTTTCATCAATTAAAAGTTTAATTTTACCTCCAACCAATTGAGTTTGTACGTAAGTATGAGCTTCTGTATTAATAGGCGCATTAGCTTTAATTAAATACATTGCATTTTCTTCCACTCCGGCGCCTTTAACTTTCTTATACTGCTCATTAAACTCATCAGATGTGCCTCCATCAACTCCAAAAGGCGGCAAATATTCACCTGTTTCTGGATCCTCTTGTCCTTTGGTCATGAAGTCTATTAAACCAACTCCAAGTCCATTGGCGTCAATTGCGATCATACGAGCCTTGTATTTATAAAATAACTTTTTAATTTTAATAGCTTGTGCTTCAAAGTCCTCGGCTTCATAGGAATAGAGATTGACTAAAGATTTTAAAGCTGCGCCTTGCGCCTAAGGAGTGACTTTGAAAATACAAACTTCAGTTGTACACTTAAGACGACCCACATCGACGCCAAGTACGTAATATCCACTCTTTGACGTACGTCCGGAATACTCGTATTCTGGTTGTAATAATTGACGATGCTTATCAAATTTTTCAGCAGAGAAGAAGGCATTTTCAGCATCTCCACTCCATTCTGATTCATATTCTCGACTAAAGGAAGCATCATTGTAAGTTCCGTCTAATTTTAGTTCTTCAATAAAGCTCTTTTTTAGTAATTTTTCCATAACTGGAATACGCCAGGTTCCACCCATAACAACTGCTTCATCAGGATAAATAATTTGACGAATTAGCAACTCTATAAGTTTTTCATAAGCAAAGCTATTCTTCCATCCTGCGGTCGTCACATAAATCTGACTCTTGTTAACAGTTTCCTCCTCTACGCGGGAACCGTCTGATAATCTTCGATCTACGTTCATTGTAGGAATAATAACTTCGTTCAGCAAGGTCTAGTCTATAAGAATACACTCTTCCATTAGACCACCGGTAGCACGTTTACCACGAGACGACTGGCGCGCCGCCATAATATCTAATTTTGAACCATTTTTAAATATTAATTCAATATTATCTTTACTTGTTTTAGTCTTACCTCTTGTCATATCGAGCTCATTCTTTAATCCAGGTATTAATTTGCAAAGCTCGTCTGATTTTTCTTTAGCAATACCTGCCGCTTGCTCTTTACCCCCTGTGGTAACGAATAAATGGCTACCAGGATATAGTATACATCTTAGCATTAATACAAGTACTGAGAGAAAACTTTTTGAATACGCACGAGGAAACGTTGCATAGGCATATCTATGACGCATAACTGCGCGTAAAAATAAACGCTAATAAAAAAATAACTAAAAATTTTCTTTGTTCTCTGGACCGCATAAGAATTCTACAAACATATCAGGATATTCGCGCCAATAGGCAACATACTACCGCACTATTGGTATCTATTTCATAATGCGTTCTTTTGACAACCCTATTTTTTTCTGGTCTCCACAAAGGGCGAGATTAATTAGATCTTGAACTGCCATAGCTTCACTCTTTCTCGAGTAAATCTCGATCTTTTTGTCTCATCTCTAGTAAATTGTCATAATGCGCAACAATATCTTCATCCTCGAGTTCCGTTGGCGCATAAGGGTCAAAGTCATCACCCTCTTCTGCCTGGCGCGCTTCCGCCTCACGATTCATTTCATTTTGAATCATAATTTTCTTTAAAGAGTCTTCAATTTGTTGTCCAAAGCCTAAATCTTGGGTAACTAGCTTACGCACATATTCATTCATATCTCGTAAAGTCATATCAACTTTATCTTGAGGTATATCTGTCGCAAACCTTGGAATAAAACCATCTTTTTCGCAAATAGCGATAAGCTATCCAATAGAATCTACATAATCATCTTTTTGTTCTTTATTTTGCGCTGCTGTAAACTTAGCTGATTTACGCAATGATTCAGATACTTTTGATAATTTCTAAAAGCCTTCGATATCGCCACAGTCAATAGCTTGGTTAGCTTTTAAATTTGTTTTACATAAAAGAATTAATGTATTTTCAGAGTCTGCATCTTGAATATCAAATGATTTTTTCATCTTTTGATAATCTGTTTCAAGCTCTATCCATTCACTAGGCTTATATAACTTACCCCATTTCATTGCATAGGTAATCTTTTCTTCTTGTGTCATTTGCGCAGATAAATCGGGTAATGCAGAGTCATCAATAAAATCATTCTCATTAAAAGAGTTATTTTCTCCTAAATAAGGGCCACCTGCGCTAAGCGCCGCCATCATAGAATCATTGCGCGCCTTTGGGGAGGTAAGAGTTTTATACTATGCTTCTGAAATCTGACCCGCTTCAAACTACTCCTGATACATCGCATCAAGTTCAGCCTTTTCCGCAGAAGCCTGCGCGCTTTGTTGATAATATAATTCTTGAATACGCTCATTATCTGCCCAATAATAATCCTTCCACTGTTTTAATTTAGTCTTCGATAAATAAGATCCAAATACAGCAGAATGTGAAATAGGCTTATCTGGCTTTTTCGCCATTTTATTTTCAATTACTGCGTTCCACTCTTGAGGGATATAAGGAACGTCTAATTTTTCTAATAGCCATGTAAAAGTGCTAGGATCAAAAACATCAACATGCATTGTCAAACATTTTTTACAAAGTTCTACATAACTACCATCTCTATACTTATAAAAATTAATTTCTTCTAATTCTTTATTGCATTTATTACAATGATATTTAGCCATTAGAATCTCCTTTCTTAATTATATTTTGCTTGCCTTTATTGATTTATAAAATTAAGCGTATATATATAATTATTTTTGTCCTTATTTTTTCTTATTGCGGCACATTTTGCAAATGCTATAAAATCCATCTTTACTTGTGCGATTCTTAGAGAAAAAGCGCGAATTAGCTGGTTTAAATTCTTTACAACAAGAGCAACGCTTCCATGGGCCTTTTTGTTCATTACGATAATACCAGATTAAGAAGTCATGCTGTTCTTTCTCAGCTATAATTTTAGGAATTTTTTTACACCATAGACTGGAAATGTACTACACAGTAAAACTTGTATTATGTTTTTCTTTTAACATTTTTTGAATTTCAATATTTGTTTTTCCATTTACTTTCATTTTTACAATATCAAAATACATAGGATAATTATCTAATGCCTTATGTAATAATTTA